TCGGTGGCGGTGGACAAGGACGGCAAAAAGCACAAAGCACAGGGCGGCGAACGTGTGATGTACACCACACATAACCCCTGCTGGGACGCTAAGAACCGCTTTGACCTTGCACCCGAACTGCCGTTTGAATTCGGGCAGATAGCGCATATCTTCGCACCTCAGCAGGTACAGCAGAATATTCGGCAGACAGCACCGCAGACTCCGCCGCAGAGCGTTCAGCCCGAACAGCAGACAACACCCGACACAGACGGCTTTGAGGACATGACACCCCGTCAGCTCAACATACCCAACAGTCTGCCGAAGGAGCTTAAAGATCTGATGCAGGCAAACGGCGTGGACGAAAGCGATATAAGGCTGGTTTGCTCGCAGCGAGGGTACTTTACCTATGACACTCCCGTGACCGCATATCCGCCCGACTTCGTCATGGGCTGTTTGGTAGGCGCATGGGCGCAGATGCTCCCGCTTATCAGGGAAAATCAGGCGATACCATTCACAGTAGGAGGTAAATAATTATGGCAGCATACGATCAGGATTTTTTTGAATACGGCTGGGAGGACATGATAAGCGACGAGGGCAAGGAGTTCGTGCTCCTGCCCGAGGGCGACTATGACTTCACGGTCAGCAAGATAGAGAGGGCAAGACACGCAGGCTCGGAAAAGATGCCGCCCTGCAACATGGCTAAGGTCACAGTGACAGTCTGGGGCAAGGAGGACAAGACAGAGATAACCGAAAATCTGTTTCTCTGCAACAAAATGGAATGGAAACTCAGTCAGTTCTTCCTCTCCATCGGGTTGAAAAAGCATGGTGAACCGCTGAAAATGAACTGGGCGGCAGCTCAGGGCAGGTCGGGCAAGTGCCACGTTTATGTGGATACCTTCAAGAAGAAAGACGGCAGTGAGGGCAAGTCCAACAAGATACGCAAGTTCCATGCATACGACGACAACGTGCAGACCCTCAGCCCGCAGGTGAACGGTCAGCAGACATATTCACAGCCGCAGGGCGGCTATCCTCAGCAGGGGTACTCTCAGCCGCAGCAGAACTACAACACACAGCCCGCTAGCGGCGGCTGGAAAGCGGGGTCGTTCTGATGACTTTGCGACCGTATCAGAACGAGGCGAAAGCCGCCGTGCTGAAAGAATGGGACGAGGGAAACAGCAAGACCCTCCTCGTCCTGCCTACGGGCACAGGCAAGACGATAGTTTTTTCCAGCATCACAGAGGAGTGTGTCCGCAGGGGCGAGCGGGTGCTTATCCTCGCACACAGAGGCGAACTGCTGGAACAGGCAGCGGACAAGCTGAAAAAGTCCACAGGGCTGGGGGCAGCGGTGGAAAAGGCAGAACAAAGCTGTCTGGGGTCGTGGTACAGAGTTGTGGTCGGCTCTGTGCAGACCCTTATGCGGGAAAAACGCTTGTCAGGCTTTTCGGCTGACTACTTTGACGACATCATCATAGACGAGGCACATCATGCGATATCGGACAGCTATCAGACAATACTGAGGCATTTTTCGCAGGCAAAAGTGCTGGGTGTGACTGCTACCCCCGACAGGGGCGATATGCAGAACTTAGGGCAGATCTTTGACAGTCTTGCCTACGAGTACACCCTGCCGAAAGCCATAAAAGAGGGCTATCTCTCGCCCATCAAGGCAGTGACTATACCGCTGGAGCTTGACCTTTCAGGCGTGGCGGTGCAGTCGGGGGACTTTAAGGCGAGCGATATCGACACTGCCCTCGACCCATACCTCTATCAGATAGCGGACGAGATGAAGAACTACTGCGCAGACCGCAAAACGGTGGTGTTCCTGCCGCTGGTAAAGACTTCGCAGAAGTTCCGTGATATACTCAACGAACGAGGGTTCAGGGCGGCAGAAGTCAACGGCGAAAGTCCCGACAGGGCTGAGATACTGGCTGACTTCGACAGCGGCAAGTATAATGTACTGTGCAACTCCATGCTGCTGACCGAGGGCTGGGACTGCCCGTCGGTAGACTGCGTTATCGTCCTGCGTCCCACGAAAGTCAGGGGACTGTACTGCCAGATGGTAGGCAGGGGCACAAGGCTCTGCGAGGGCAAAAAAGACCTGCTGCTGCTGGACTTCCTGTGGCACACCGAGCGCCACGAGCTGTGCAGACCCGCCCACCTTATCTGCAAGGACGAACAGGTAGCAGCGCAGATGACGGCGAACATGGCAGATCAGGCAGGCTGTGCGGTCGATCTGGAAGAAGCCGAAGAAAAGGCAGCAGGCGATGTGGTGGCACAGCGTGAGGAAGCCCTTGCCGAACAGCTGAAAGAGATGCGCACCCGCAAGCGCAAGCTGGTAGACCCTTTACAATATGAGATGAGCATAGCAGCGGAAGATCTGTCAAGCTATGTGCCCGCCTTTGGCTGGGAGTGCGCACCGCCCTCAGACAAGCAAAAGGCAAGGCTGGAAAAGCTGGGCATCTTCCCCGATGAGATAGACAACGCAGGCAAGGCGGCGCTGATACTGGACAGATTGGAAAAGCGCAGGAACGAAGGTCTGACGACACCAAAGCAGATACGTCTGTTGGAGTCAAAGGGCTTCCTGCACGTCGGAGAGTGGAGCTTTGAACAGGCAAGCTCGATGATCTCCCGCATAGCCGCCAACAACTGGCGGGTGCCTTACGGGGTCGAGCCTAAGTCGTATGTGCCTGAAAGCAAAGGAGCGTCAGAAGAATGGACAGCATTTTAAATATACTGAAAAAGATAGACCCCTCGACCCTTGATTATCAGGAGTGGATAAATGTAGGCATGGCGCTGAAGCACGAGGGTTTCACGGCGGCGGACTGGGACAGCTGGTCGCAGGCTGACAGCCGCTATCATGCAGGCGAGTGCGAGCAGAAATGGCAGGGCTTTAACGGCTCTGCCGAGCCTGTGACAGGCGGCACTATCATACAGATGGCAAAAGACAGGGGGCTGCTGGGCGGCGAGTTCAGGGAGCTTGACTGGGACGGTGAGATAAGCTACGAAGAGGGCGCACCCACCGTCAACACAGGTGAGGGCATACCGATACACGAGCCTGAGAACTTCGACCCTGTGAGCGAGATAGTCACCTATCTGGAAACACTTTTCGAGGCAGGAGATAACGTCGGCTACGTCACCGAAACATGGGAAAGCGAGGATAAGGGCAAGCGCAGGTATCTTCCCACAAAAGGCGCCTGTGACCGCACTGCGGGTGAGCTGATACAGCAGCTGAGGAACTGCGGCGGTGATATAGGTGCAGTTCTGGGTGACTACAAGACCGAAGCGGGTGCATGGATCCGCTTCAACCCGCTGGACGGCAAGGGTGTGAAGAACGAGAATGTCACCGAATACCGCTATGCGCTGGTGGAAAGCGACAGTATGCCCATAGCACAGCAGAATGCTGTCATGCGTGAGCTGGAGCTTCCCATAGCGGTGCTGGTGTACTCGGGCGGAAAGAGCCTGCACGCTATCGTCAGGATAGATGCGCCCAACTACGAGGAATACCGCAAGCGGGTGGACTACCTCTACAAGGTCTGCAAGGAGAACGGTCTTGAGATAGATCGCCAGAACCGCAACCCCTCAAGACTTTCGAGAATGCCGGGTGTGATACGTGGTGAGCACAAGCAGTTCATCGTTGACAAAAACATCGGCAAGGCGGATTTTTCAGAATGGAAAGACTACATCGAGAGCATCAACGACGATCTGCCCGACCCCGAAAGCCTTGCGGCAGACTGGGAAGATATGCCCGAACTTGCGCCGCCGCTGATAGACGGTGTGCTGCGGCAGGGGCACAAGATGCTGATAGCAGGACCGTCTAAAGCGGGCAAGTCCTTTGCACTGATAGAGCTGTGCATAGCTCTTGCGGAGGGCAAGAAGTGGCTGGGCTTTGGCTGTGCGCAGGGGCGGGTGCTGTATGTCAACCTTGAACTTGACAGAGCTTCCTGCCTGCACCGTTTCAAGGACGTTTACAGGGCGATGTGCCTTGAACCGAACCATCTTGACCACATCGACATCTGGAACCTGAGAGGGCGCAGTGTGCCGATGGACAAGCTGGCACCCAAACTGATACGCCGTGCGGCGAAGAAGAACTACATTGCAGTCATCATCGACCCGATCTACAAGGTCATCACGGGCGACGAGAACAGCGCCGACCAGATGGCGAAGTTCTGCAACCAGTTCGACCTTATCTGCACCGAACTGGGGACAGCAGTCATCTACTGCCACCACCACTCAAAGGGCTCTCAGGGCGGCAAAAGGTCTATGGACAGAGCCAGCGGTTCGGGTGTGTTCGCCCGTGATCCCGATGCACTCCTTGACCTGACACAGCTGGAAGTCACGGACAGCCTGCGCAAGCAGCAGGAGGACAAGCAGACCTGCCGCATAGCTGAAGAGTGGCTCAGGCGTTTTTACATGGAAAACGCTTTCAACGAGCTGGTAAGCCAGGACGACAGGGTGACACCCGCACGAATGCTGGACATAGCACACGGCGCTCTGCACCCCAACAGCTACCGCCTGATGAATGAGGACATCGAGCGTGCGAAAGGCACACTGATGAGCCGCACAGCATGGCGCATAGAGGGCACACTGCGAGAATTCGCAAGCTTCAAGCCCCTCGACCTGTGGTTCGACTACCCCATACATATCAGCGATACAGACGGCGTTCTGCAAGATGCGGGATATGAGGGGGACATCGTGCCGTACAAAGAAGCGACAAGGGCGAGGAAAAAGAAAGCGAAAGATGACAAGGTGTCAGCTTTAGACAGCTTTGAGATAGCATTTTCAGGTGCCGAAAATGACGGGATAGCCGCAATAGATGACATTGCTCAGGACTGCGGAAAAAGTTCCGACTATATCAAAAAGTTGTTTGGAAACGGAAAAAAAGGCGATGCCGAGTATCAGAAACGCTATGAAAAGTTTATAGGTGATGATGGCAGAGCCTACTTAAAGCGTAGGGACTGACCTTAAATTTTAAGGTCGGTGCGTATAGGAACTGACCTGATTTTTTTAGGTCGGTACTGGTGCTCGCACTGACCTTAAAAATATGGTGCGACCGTGGGACGCACTCACCCTATACTACGTATAGGGGTCAGTGCCTACTGTCCGTAGGTGGGTAGGGGGACTAGGGACTGGGTTTCCCTAGTCCCTCCTAACCCGACCCGACAAACAGGACTTTCGCAAAATCAAAATCAATGAAAGGAATTGTAAGATTATGGAAATAAAGAAATGCCCATTTAACAACACCCCTTGCATGGAAAAATCGTGCGTACTCTTTGACAGTGAGATAGCACAGTGCGAATTCAAAAACCTAACTCAGTATATCGGCGAGTGTTTTAACGAGCTGATACAGAAGATGGAGCAAAAAGATGACGACTGAATTTTTCCTGCCCATGATACCGCCGACCGTCACCCACCAGGAGAAGAAGTTCCATGTGGTGAACGGCAAGCCCGTTCCCTACGAGCCGCCAGAACTGAAAGATGCAAGGGCAAAGCTCACGGCTCACCTGTCACGGCACGTGCCCGAACAGATGTATACCTCAGGGCTCAGGCTGACGGTCAAGTGGCTGTTCCCGAAAGGCAGACACAAAAATGGCGAGTACCGCATCACAAAGCCCGACACCGACAACCTCCAGAAACTTCTCAAAGACTGCATGACGCACCTGCACTTCTGGAAAGACGATGCGCTGGTAGCAAGTGAGGTATGTGAGAAGTTCTGGGCAGAGCCTTCGGGTATCTATATCAGGATAGAGGAGCTGTGATATGGACATACGAGATGTGAAAAAGAGTCTGAACCGTGAGGTGCTGCATAACGGGCAGAGGTATCTGTTCGCAGGCTGCGTGCTCCGCAGACACAGGAAGACCGGGCGGTTCTACTACGAAGCCGAGCTGCACGACCCGAGAAACGAAAAGTGGGTGGTATGCTGCCCGCTGAGTGATATCAAGGAGATAACAACATGAGTAAAAACAAGCGTCAAGAGTGCTTTGTAAACGGACACTGCTGCTATGACTGTCCCAACTTCGAGATCCAAACAGTCGAAGAAAGGTATGGTGCGGGAATAGCAGATGATATGGGACTGGAAGAGGTCGAGTGCAAGAACTGTTATTACAACAGTGGAGAGTGCAAAAACTGTCTGCTGGAGAACAGCCCTGATTGTCCGAAGTACAGACAGGAGCTGGAAAGGGTTGACGATGAAAAGTAAAGATCGCCCTCGCCGTCAGCAGAAGAAGCGCAAGAACGAGTACAAAAAGACCCCGAGAGGGCGGAGGTTCAACCCGTGGATTTACAAGTACTTCGATGTTAAGGCAGATCTCAGGGGGGATAAAGATGATAAACGATGATTTCGTAAAATATGAGAACGACAAGAGTGACGAATATATTCGGCTTGATACAACGATCATAGGCATAGATAATTTGATAGCAAAAGCATCCGCCGCCGAAGAAGCAAATGCGCTGTTTAAGGCAAAAGACGTAATATATAGCCAGCAGCGAAACGAACAGAAAATAATTGACGAAGCCAGAAAGGCTGACGAACTGCGCCAGCTCCTGCGGGAAGTCCTGCCGATACTGCGGGCGGCGATATTTGTAAACTACGTGCAGACTAAGGCGGCTGATGAACTGTATGATAAAATCAAAAAGGCGGTGAGGGATAACGATGAGACAGATTGATGGACTTGTCACAAAAGATGAAATATACAGGCTGATTTCAGGTTTCCGCACAAGATTTAAGATCAGCGAGGAAGCGGCGCACGAAATGGCAAAACGAGTGGCAGAAATGCCAACCGTCGAAGCCGAGCCTGATAAAGGTTGGATAAGCGTAAAAGATAAGATGCCGGATGAAGGCAAAGAGGTATTAATTTATTGCCCGGAGTTTTTGGAGGAAATCCGAAAGGTTTTTTACACTGAGGGTGATTTTTATGCTGAAAGAGAAGATTTGATTATCAGACCTGCACCAAACGGATACTGCACACACTGGCAACCGTTGCCCGAACCGCCGAAAGGAGAATAGTTATGGACGAGTATATAAGAAGAGAAGATGTTCTTGATATAGCAATGCAGTATTGCCCCGATGATGACGGAAGTTGTTCTAAGGCAGATGTTGACCCTAGAGAAATGCTTGACGAGATAGAGGCGTTACCGTCCGCAGACGTTCAGCCTGCGAAGCCCGCCCACTGGTGCATCAACCCCGATGGCTATTATCCGCAGTGCAGCAACTGCGGATATGAACCGCCTAGAGAACTGATAAGGCGCAACGGTGATGCGCTGATATTTCCGAGATACTGCCCTGAGTGCGGGGCTGATACTAAGAGAGAGGTGAAGTGATATGCCAAGATTGATACAGATTGATAAAAACCTTTACTATTTCAACTGTGTTCTTGCGACTGATGAGGTTGATGAAGATAACGAAATGTTTACTGGTCAGGCAATAAGAGAGATGTGTTCGATGTTTATAGGCAAGACAGGTATTATTGATGCCTATGGGACAACCTTTCGTCCTCGCATTTTCGATACGGAAATAAAGCAGAAACACGGCATTACTAAGCTGAAAGCTAGTGCTTATGTTTACCTTAACACCGAAGCTGATGTGGATAAACTCAGGGACTTTCTTTCGACTCACAAGGAATGCTCAATAGCATGTTGCTGCACAAGCAAGGTATGCTCTATTTGTGGCAGAAATCGGCAGCGAGAACATTGTCTGCATGTCAAGGGCAAAACGTATGGTCACAAGAATTGTGTATACAAGCTGAGCGGCGTTACTGATGTGTATGAGTGGTCGTTTGCAATAGAGCCAGATAACGATTACGAGGTGGATAGTAATGACCAAACATGAAGCATACGAATACTGGCTTATGCGTTATAACAAAGCCAAAGACTACGATGACCCTCATTGGGAAGCAGAAGAAAGGGCTGCACATCATCGATGGTTAGAGGCTATGGAGCAGGCTGTGGAAGCGCTGAAAGATGCAAGCGTGAGCGTGGACGATGACACGGTAAAGCTGAGAAAAGGTGTGAAGAAGTTCAGGGCAGAAAACTATGTTATCTTTGACATTGACTTTTTGCTGAACAATCTTGCAAGGGAAATAACCTTGCTGTATCAGACGGGGAAGGACTTCTCGAAGCCTGCGTTTAACATTGACGATATTCGCAGAATGTTCGTTGATTATGCGCCGTGTGAGGAATGCACAAACCCTTACACATGGGGGCATATATGCGCCAAGTGTGGTGCTTGCGGCAGAAAGTTCGATGATAAGGGAGTGCTGATTGACAATGAGTGAAGATATAACCTACTGTCTTAACAAAGACTGCAAAAAGACGAAGTGTGAACGTCACGCTTCACACATCAAGG